GGTAAATCTGGTTCCTTTCCTTCGTCAACTGAGGTGGCTTATGTCCTACGGCAGTAGCTCAACTAGTGTTCCATTCCGGAATACTTTATCTTACTTCGTGCCTTCAGATCCGCCAGTTCAAGAGACGCTTGTTTCGTCAGGGATCGTTCCATCGTCCGCTGAAGCACGTTTTGGGAATAATTCCCCCATAAACGGGCCGTTGTTACTTTTCACACGCCGCACCAAACCCAAAAGGTTTCGTGTAAGGTGGAAGAAGGTGGTAATTGGCTATAAGTTCCGCTATGTAAAAGTTTATTACAATAAACTGGTTCGGGTGCGTACTAAAATACGGACACCTTACACCTATTACAAGTGGTATTCCAGGGTTTCGAAATCTGGAAAATTAACTTATAAACTTAAGCGACGCACCGGTATGAAAGTTACGTACCGGTATGTTACTCGTGTTAAACTCAAGTTTCGTAAAGAGGCGATACGTGTTCCTATCAAGGTCCGCGTAAAGTACCTTCAGTCGTTACCTGAGCAGAATGGATTTAGTGAACAATCCACAGTGGAATTTCCCTATCCTTATCTTTTGCCCAATTTTCTTGACTATATGACGGTCGAACGTAATGTTCATCCTAAACAAGTCGAGTCGAGTGTGCACTATGATGCGGGAAATGGTACTATATACACTGGAGCGACTTCCGAAGGCTTTGTTGAATCGCCTTTTTACGTTGCTCCATATAGTCCCGCTGTAGGTCGAGGAGTTTGGCAAGGTAACCTGCCTTTCTCCCCTTTCCTACCTGTACCAGATGATTTATACCTGTCTGCTACAGCACTGCATGGCCTTTATAATAAGGTCGGCGGTGAGCTCCCTGACACACTTACGTCATTAGCTGAACTTCCTGAGACGATCAGAGCTATCCAAAAGATATTTCTGTCGGGGGTGAAACTAGCAGTAAAACTGCGACGTTTCGACCTTCAAACCGTTTATCGAGACTTGGACAACGCTGCTAAGCGGCGTCAAGATTCTTTATCCGGCCTCTCTTCGAAGGTTTGGCTGTCATGGTGGTTGGCTGTTAAGCCTACGATCGAGGATGCAGGTGCTCATTTAGAACTTCTCTCTCGAGAAGATCGACAATGGCGCTCTTATTCCCGGTCTGCGGTGGAAACTGTCGAGACACATGATGAATACCCACCTAACGGCTATTTCTACCACGAGAAACTGACCAATGTTATAAAATGGTCTGTCATTGTGGAGAGCAAGCTTACGGTGGATGAGTATCGTGACAAGTTCACAGGTAGCGGCAATCAGTTCTCTGCGGCTTGGGCCGTCGTTCCTTTCAGCTTTATCGCTGATTGGGCCGTCGACATCTCGTCGTACCTCTCGAACGCTTCTACTTTTGACACACTGAAATACTCAGCATGGAAAACTTCGGTCGTCTCGAAAGAGGTTCGTCTTAAGCAATCCTTTATTGGTTACAATTCTCAGGCGACAGCGACCGCTCCGCGGTCTACGTTTAATGAGAAATCTTTCAGAGTGTCTCGGGAACCAGTCAGTGAATTACCTGACATGCCCTTGATCCCTTGGAAGAGAACCATTGCTGATCCAACAGTACTCAGCCGCGCTTTGACCTCTCTTTCGCTCATTCGAGTGTTGACGTCTAAGCGTAATTAATCCTTTAACTCCTAACCAGTTAAACCAGTCAAAGAGGTATTCCTTATGACACAATTAGCAGATCTCATCGTCGTAGACGGCTCAGCAGCTAATCAGACGTTCTTTGTTCAGAACGTTGACTATACTACCGGCGTCGCTTCTTGGGCAACCACAGCCGCATCTTTTGATGCTGCTCGTGTTATCTCATTTTCCTTGAGACCACCAAGTAAGACCTCTAACCGGGTTCGCATCCGTGCGAAAGTAGTTATTCCGATCATGGACCCAGTCCTGACTACTAAAAAGATCGACGAATTAGTCGGTGAAATTTCGTTCTCGATTCCCAAGACTGCAGCGAGCCTTGCTCGCGGCGACCTTCGGGCTTTCGTTCGGAATTTCCTTTCTGATAACGTCGTGATAAACGCCGTAAACACCTTCCAAGGTGTGTATTAGAGAAGATGAATTTCTCATCTTACTCCTCGAGTTGATTTTTCAGCTTATTAAGTTGTTAATGAACCTCCTGGGTGTTTAGTAAAATAATATTTAGTCAAGAGACAAATATATGGATAATTATGAAATTTCCAACAAAGTTGAATCGGATCTGATTCTCAACACACTCATTGCCCTTAACTGTTCGCGTAGCTTACAAATTGCTATTTTGTACCGGTATGGAGAATATGATCAAATCGTAAGATTAGATTTTAATCCGTATTGGTACAATAGCTACGTGGACGCAAGGGACTCCCTGCTTGCGACTGAACTTCTCAGGAAGCACGCTGATTTACCGACTAATATCGATAAAGCCAGTACTGCCAATGTTTCGTTCTTAGCTGCAGAGGAAAAGTGTCGGACAACCAACAGTAGATTCTTCAGTGCAGAATTCCTGCCTGACTACGATACCTTAATGAAGGCTCGTAGAAAAATTGAGTTTATTTTAGGTAGTTTTGATCCTCATGAGTTTGTTGATTGTAGTGGCTGGGGACCTGGCGCAACTCTCCGAATAAAACGGAAAGACGCCACGTTTGCTACTAAGTTCAAAGAAAATCTAGAACTTACTCCGGCAGCCTTTGACTTCGTAAAAACCTGGTTTGCTGACCAATTTCCAAATTGGGCACCTGAATTCAGAATATACGAAGGAAATAAGGTTATCACAGTCCCCAAATCTGCAAAAACCGACAGAACCATTGCCATTGAACCTTCAGGGAATTTATTTTTCCAAAAAGGTGTCGGTGGTATGATCCGTAGGCGATTACGCAAGTTTGGTGTTGATCTTAACGATCAAAGCCACAACCAGAAGCTAGCCGAATTGGCAAGCAAAGGTGATACTTTAGCAACTGTTGATTTCTCAGCAGCTAGCGACAGCATCTCCTACTGGCTGGTAGAGTTCCTTCTTCCAGATACGTGGTTTAAAGTCCTTGATCGTCTTCGTTCTCAACGTGGGCTGTATCAGGATTCCTTGATTGAATACGAGAAGTTCTCCTCCATGGGGAACGGCTTTACGTTTGAACTTGAGTCTCTGATATTTTACGCATTAGCTAAATCAATCGTTCCAAAAGAACATTCCCTGTATGATAAAATTTCTATCTACGGTGACGATTTAGTAGTACCCTCATCTCTTGAGGAGTCTCTATTGAGACTCTTTGAGACGTGCGGTTTTACCATTAACCAGCAGAAGTCATACTTTCGAGGCTATTACCGAGAAAGCTGTGGCCACCACTACTGGGATGGAGTGCGTATTTGCCCTACTTATATCCGTTCTTCATTAACGTCTACCGACGACCTGATTAAGGTTCATAACCAAATAACACGTAGTCATGCGTGCCACTGGGGATATGAATCTGAAGCTGTTGGTTTAACCAACCCGATCAGAATACTTCGAAATATTCTAAACAGACAGAAAGTACCTATGGTACCCCCTCACTTCGGTGATCAAGGTATTATTGTTCCTTTTGATGTTGCTCTACCTTCAGTATCCAAGCAATATGGGTACGGTTGGGAGATCAAGATCCGTCTTAGTAAGATGAAGAAGAGTTTTGAAGACTCAAATGCTTTTCATTTAGAAAAGCTGTACGGATTGCATCTCGGGAGAGATGCCGTTGAGCAAGAGGAGAAGACTGGTAATACTCGTCATCTCCGTACCAACAGAGTCCACGTCAAAACAACGTGGTCTCGAGACTGGCCATGCCTAGTGTCATATTTTCATAGACACTAGGCAGGAGGCCTTTGCGGGTTCCTTTCCGCTGGTTTGAGGTTAGCACCTCTTCGTTTCGCT